CAGCAGTTATATGACCTTTAAAGATCCTACGTTCATCCACTGTATCGACTTCTATACCCTTTGTTATGAAATCGGGAAATTCTACATATTCTACCATGTATGGAACAACCTGTAATAGTATATAAGAATAATGTTAAAGAATTTTATACCCTTTATGCTTGACCTATTGGAGATTGTTGATTTTGACCTGCTCTAATTCCCAAATATGTTAGACCTGATCCAATCATAATACCAAATACGAAGGTAAATATTGTTCCATATTGTTCAGCTGTCATTTGAACTTCAGGATCTAATATGAGTCCTTTTACTGCACCCCAACCAACAAATACAACTGCTGAAATCAAAGATAATGCTACTATTAATAGTGCTAAATCTTGTCTTTCCATATATTAGTTAAAAAGAAAGGGTTATATAAAGGTTTAATGATATTTAGTCATGGACTTTTATGTTTATGATAATGTATATACATATAATAAAAAACACCCTTTTTCAGGGAGTAGAACTGATAGACAAGAAATTACAGGTGTAGATATACCTGAAAACCACGCATTTTGGTTTTATACCCAAATGCAAATGGCTCAAGATAATTTAAATTTGAATAAAAGATATGTTCATATACACCCCGGAGTTGGAACTACAAATAAAACAAGATTTAATAAAGAACCATTTCATGCAACAAGGAAGGATATATTTTATAATAGTGAAGAAAAAAGAATTGAAATAAAAAAATCAATATTACCTTGGTCAAAACCATTATTTGCAAAAAAATGTCTTTATTATGGTGCTAAATTACCACATAAAAAAATGACATTAATGGGTGAATGGTATTATGATTTTAGTACAAACTCAATCCACATGATAATTGATTATAATACTGAAACTGTTAAATTTCATTGGGAAGATATGGATGATGAACCATCAAGAGTTGAACAATTAAATAAAATTGCAGAATTAGAATATAAAATTAAAGAAGCAGAAAAACAGTTGGAATAATTAACCTCTAGAAAATCTTTGGTCTTTAGTTTGATCTCTAGTTATTCCATTTCCTATATATTCACCGGGATTTCTTGCATAAAATTTTCTTTTAATTATTTCATCAGGTGCATTATTTCTTCCACCTGATTTTCTATATGTTTTATGAACTAAAGATAATCGTTTCATACATTTATCACATAAAGAACAATTTATTTGCCATGAATCATTAAAAACCCAATCTGCGTGTATATCACATAATTCATAACTTGTTTTTTTAGTTATTAAACACATTAATCCTTCTGTTCCTCTTTTTTCCATACACTCACCACACATATAGATCAATGTACTAATTACCTTATCATAAGTGCTACAACCATAACAATAGCCTTCACTATATTGGTTAATTTTTGTTTGTTCATCTTCTTGAACACGTTGTCTTAAATTTTTTGTATGTTGATTTTCTTTTTTTGCCTTTTCTTTTAGATCATTTACTCTAATTCTATCCTTAGAATCTAATCCATCATCATCTGTCCAACCAAATCTTTTACCCATTATCCAACTATCTCTTTAAGGATATATAAGATTTTCTCAGGGTGTATTCCCTTAGATTGAAAATATTGAACAATATTATATGCAGTTGCGTATGGCTTTTTATCCATATATTCTTTTATTTCCTTTAATAATTCAGTATCAGATTGCATTTTCCTTGTGTGTTTTTTCATGTTTAAAGATTTTTTCCATATCTTCAACTCTTAAATGATAAGATCCTTCATTTTGAGTAGTAAAATCACAATAAGGACAGTTGTATTTCATTAATCTTTATCAACCTGTTCCTTTAAAAATTTATCCCATTCTGATTGATTCATACCTTTTTTAATATTTTTGACTAATTCTGCTTTGTTACTTAATGTAGTTCCTGTTCCACTAGAAGGACTTCCATCACCTAAACCTACTTTATCACTTGGTCTTGCAAGTTTTGGTTCGCCATCAAATTTTTGTGCTTCACCTTCTTTTTTAGGTGAACTTGATTTTGTTTTATCATTTTTTCCACCGCCTATATTTTCTCCTGTACCCATTCCACCGCCCATCATCATTTCTTGTTTTTCAGGGTTTGGGTATTGTGAAATTAATATATTATTCTCGCCATCAAATGCAACGTCAAATCCCATACCATATAATTTTACAGTGTTATCGATCTTTTGTCCTCTAACCTGTTCCTCTCTAAGTTCATCAATTTCTTCACTTGTTACTAATTCAATTTTCCAATCATATATTTCCATTATATTACTAATCTCATCAAAGAACTGCTCGTTCAAAAATCTTTGAAACCATTTAATAGTTCTGTTTGTAAGAGTAACCTGAAGTGCTTCATTTCCTAATCCTGCTTTAGCCTGCTCACCATAGAATAATGGTTGAACACCATATACAGTTGATATAATTTGTCTTAGTTCTTTTCTCATTTCAGTTAATTCAAGTTCTTTAAAGTTTGGTGTAAGATCAACAAATTGAAGTGCTTGACTTACATTTTCAGTATTTAGTAATATCGGTCTAGGCATATATGGATCTTGTCTTGCACCTTGACGTTGTTTTTCCATGAAAGCTGCAACTGATTCTTGGTTTCTACTACCCATAACTAACAAACTTTTTGGTGGTCTTTCCTTATCAAAGTATTTCCACATATATTCATCTTGGAACATTAATGATAATACTTTCTTCCATACTGATTGAATTGGGGAATTTCCATATAAAACATCAGGATAATATTTTCCCGGAATCCAAATTACTTCTTTTTGACTATAATACATCTTCTTTGGACTACTTAATGGAACTCCATAAGGAACACTGTTAGTTTCCATAAATGCGTTAAATGCCTTACAACCACATTTTGGACAAACTGGTGTTTCTAAAACTGTATCTCTATGTTGATATTGTGGGCATATATATCGTGGTTTACCATCTGCACCTATACCAAGAACTGCTTCATCACTTGCAATTATACTACATTGAATTGGGTGAACTCTTATAATTTCATCTAATTTACTTTTTTCAATACTCATAACTGCTTCTTTTGTTGCACCTGTTAATTCATCAGGGCGATCTAATTTTTTTATAGCCCATTTTCTTGTCACTAAAACATAACAACCGTCAATAATATCTAAATCTCTTTCAGCTTGTCTTGCAACAATTTTTAATGTTTGTTGGTTATTATTTACTCTTTTATCTAATAATGCTTGTAATATTGCTCTATTTTTTGGATCAGGTTTAGCCCATTTTCTAGGATTATCGTTTCCACATTCAGTACATTGTAGTTTTTCTTTTGCTTTATTTTGTGCATCTTGTAAAGAAACATATTCTTTTAATGGTTTTTGTTCATATTCTTTTAAACATACTAAACATTTATGATGGTATCTTGGTATAACTTGTAATCCATTTCTAAACATTTCTCGTTGAATAGTTTCAATAACTGCTCTTAAATCACCTACATAATCTGCTAATTCATACATTCTGTTTGGTGCAACACGCCACATTGGAATTTTACTTCCATCAGGTGTATCCATGAAAGGATATGGTGTACTTGCCCTACTATTTGAGTGAAGATACTCATCATTTATTGCTTTACGCATGGAATAATGGTCTTGAGTTACTCGTTCATAATCCCCTTTCTCTACCACTTTGAAGTTTCTTACGTCTAAATTATCCCTAACCTTGCTAAAGAATCCCATATTTAACCAAACTATTAATCGTATATAAGTTTTTAAATATATTCTTCTTCACACTTTTCACATTCAAATAATGGTTCGCCATTATGTTTAAATGGTGTTTTTTTGAGATTTCCCCCGCATAATTCACAATCAGTCAATGATTATATCGATCAGATCGCTAATATAAACCTACTACTCAGTTTATTTCTTTTATTCCCGTTTCTTTTTAGCCTTTTTCATAGATTTGATTTGTTTTCTAATTGCCTTTTGACTAGATCTTATTTCTCCCATTCTTCTATCCATCATAGCTAAACTTCTTACTTTATCTTGTAGTTTTACTGCTAATTTTGAACATTCATCTGAACAATACTTACTTCTTCTGAATTTAAGACCTCTTAGTGAAGTTTTGCATATTAGACAACAATCAACGGTATCTGTAAGACCTAATTCCATTGACACTTTCCTTCTTTTCTCATAATATTCTTTATGTCGCTTTTCATTGTTTTTCTTAACACAATCAATACAAACTTTTCTTTGAGGGGGATAATCTGTCTTTAATGGGTGTATTTCACAACCACATTGTTTACATGGTTTTTCAATATCTTCAGTCATTATATATTCACTCGACAATTTCTTTCTTTTCTTCCCGTTTCTTTTTAGCTTTGTCCGCTTTTCGTCTTTTTTCTATTTCTTCTGCCACTTCTTGATCAACTACTCCTTCCTCGCTAAGACCAAACATAACCTCTATTTGTGCGTGTTTCGGACTATCAACCATTTTACCCATTCTATAAGCACCCGATTTTTTGAAATATACTCTATAAGTAGATTTATGTGCTAAAACTGTTCCACCAATAGCAGTTACAGGATCTCCATAGAAAACTCCGGGATTAATCATTACTTGATTAGTCCATATAATTGCAATATTATGAAAGTTTGCC